GGTCGATGTTGCTGTTGACCATCTGCGCCATGCCGCCCAGAACGTAGACATTGTAAAGCAGCGCCAGCAGGCCGGTGGCGATGGCTGACGTGACCCAAGGCCAGTGCTTGCAAATGAAGGCCATCAGCACCGTGACCCACGACCGGATCACCGCATCGTCCGATGATTGCCGGCTGACCCTCCGCTCACGGTCCCACCGCGGCCTCGGCATCCCGACACCGGGCCGTTCTTCGTCAGACATACCCGGCTCCTCGCCGTGTATGCGAATCCCCCGTTACCGGACATTTAACGGCGGTTTCACGAACTCGCGCCGGGCAAGTTTGGGCATGGGTATGTTGGGACCGGGCGTCACCCCGGCGGATGGGTCCAGCCCATCATTGGACCTCGATCGCGCCGATACGCGCGCTCACATGCCAAACATCCGTCGTATTGGCGTCTGGTGGCTTGAACTCAAGATCGAGACACCCCAGCGTCGTGTCAGCCGTCGCCGTGACAGCCGCGCCTGTCACCGTGCCGCGCGTGAGAATGACAGGCGTGCCAAGCGCGAGCGCGGTGCTTGCCAGATTGGCGTCCCGCGTGAGCATGGCGTTCGGCACATACCAGTCGTAATCCTGTCCGGAAGTCGTGAAGTTCCGCGCGTGCAACCGGATGCCAAAACCAAATGCCCAACCGTTCGGTATGTTGAAGCAGTTATTCGTGGTCGCCGCCGCGCCGCCGTTCGTTAACCGAAAAGCCGTCGATCCCGAGGCGCTGCCAAAATAAACCGATTCGGTCAGTTCCGCGTCGCCGCCGGTCGCGATCAGGCCGTTGGCATAGGCCAGCATCCCGGTGCGACCTCGATCCGAGGCCCGCGTGCCGCCTGGAATCGCGCTAAAGGCACCAGAGATCACATTCAGCGATCCGCCTCCAACCGCGCCACCTTGCGCCGCCACGGTGCTGGACGAGCCAAATGCGGTCGAGATAGAGGCTGACGCGACCTGTCCCGCGTTCGATCGTACCATCTGCATGTCCACCGCACCGGCCCCAATGGCATTGCCGCCCAAGGTAGAACCATCGTGGAACGTCGCCGCCACGGACATCGCGGACGAGGTCGCCACACCGGTCTTGTATAAAAAAGACTGTGGCAATCGAACAGAACTTGCGTCCACGCTCCATGTCCACGACGATTCCGCCCCGTTACCATCGATCGTGATTCCAGTGCCGACCATCCCCGTCGCCGCCGAACCAATGGTGACGTTGGTATCGGTGGTGGTGATGGACGCGAGCTTGAAGCTACTCCCCGAACCGGCATCGATGCAGAGACCCTTTCCGGTCCCCCCGCCGCGTGTGATCTGCCCGCTGGTCACGAAGATGCCAAACGGCTTCAGGGATGGTGCGCTGGCGGTCAGTCGCATCCCGCAGAAGTTGGTATAAGGCGAGATGATCTGAAGTTGGTCGATCCAGATGTCATGCACCTGTCCGGTCGCTGTCGCGTCACCGATGACAACCAGATCCGCCGCGATGGCCGGATCACCGGCCAGACCCTCGACCCGCAACCGCGTGATCTTGTAGCCGCTCAATGGCAGCGCGGCGTTGTTCCGTATTTGGAACCCGACCCCGTTTGAGCCGTAAATATCGATGTCGCTGAAATTAGCCGGTGTGGCGCCTCGTGCGCCGAAAGCGTTGAAGTCCATGGCTGGCTTCGTGAGCGTTCCGGATGAAAAACACTTGATGAAGTTGAAGTTGCTCTCTCGGATGGAACCATTGCCGGGCACGTTTTTCGGCGTCCCGGCGGAGATGCAGCTACCGTTGACGTAGAACATGCTGACGTTCTGAACCAGGATGTAGTCGTTCCGGTCATAGAAGTTCAGCGCGATTTGCGGTGTGGCGGAGGACAGGTTGCCGACGATGGTCAGGTTTTCAACCATCGGCCCGGTGGCGTTCGTCGCGGGAGAGACGGTATTCGGATCGGACCATGTGGTGCCGTAGGACCACGCCTCGGACCATGAGAACAGATCACCCGTGTAAGTCGCGTCCATGACGACCCAGGATTTCATGGGGCCATCGCCCATGACGCCGCCGGGGACGTGCAGCGCGAATGACGGTAGCGCGCCGTTGGTACCCTTGATCCGGCAGGCACCGGGCGGCACGTAAACCACCGACTGCGCCCCGGTCGCCGTCAGTGTGTTGACGCGATTGATAGCCGCCGCGAAGGCGTTGCGGTCATCGGTCGCGTTGTCGCACACGGCGCCATAGTCGCGGACGTTGATACGCTCGGCGAAGCGGGCCGCGTCAGTGCGCGCCGTTGTCGAACCCGTTGCCGTGGAGGTTGCTCCACTCGTGTCGCCGGTGATCGTGGTGAAGGCGCCGGTGTTCGGCGTCGTTCCACCGATCGGTCCGGGGGACGCGAGGTTCGGCGCGCCACGCCCGTTGAACAAGCTATCGACGGTGATCTTTTGCTGCGAATTGGGGAATTTCGGCGGCTGCCACAGATAGAGATAGTCCGTTCCCGCCGCGGATGGCGCGGTCGGACTGCACCCCAGCATTCCCGCCGTCGCCTGTGTCGGATCGCACGCCGCATGAGCGGCCATCGGCAAAAATAAGGCGACGCACGCCAGGAGCCACTTCCTCATAATACCGTCACCGCCCTGAGTTCCGGCACCTGAAGCGCCCGTGGATAGTAACGTAGCCGCCGCGTGAACCCGTCCTGACAGCCCGCTCCGCGCGTCACGCCAAACTTGATCTGATTGAACGTCGCGAGACTGGCGGGCACGGCGAACCCAACCGGCCCACCATTCAGGGACAGAGACACGATCTTCGTGGCCGCGTCATAGGTGAACCCAACGCGCTGCACGATGCCGGCGGAAATCGCGCCTGTCGCCGTGATCGAGGCATTGTTTACATTGGAGGACCAAGAGAGAAGTTGCATAGCCGAGCCGACGATCTTGATTTCCAGCAGGTTTGAGGCGTCCGTGTAAAGCGTCGGCAGTTCAAACTGACTGGCCGTTGTGATCTGTAACTGCATGAAATCGACCACGAACGTACCTGACGCGGCATTATACCATGCCGCCGTGGGAGCCGTTCCGGATTCAATCGCGCGAGTCAGCGTCGCGGCGACGGTCGGAATATAACTCGTGGCGTCCGTTTGCGTGGCGACTTCAAGCTGAAATCGATTGAGCGCACCCCCGACCGTGACCAGGACGGTGCCCGCGACCGTGATCGTGAAGGTGGACGGGACACCTTGGGACGCGGCGGTAAACCCCGATCCGGTCGCTGTGACCGCCGATGGCGTCGCCGTTCCCGCGCCGTTGACCCAGAGCGAGTAAACCCCCGTCGCGAGCGACCCGGTCGTTTGCGTGACGGGCGTGCTGCTGTTCAACAACAGGTTGGTTCGCGCATTCTCGATCAACAAACCATTGGCGACGCTGATCCGGGGTGCGTTGGCGAGAAACGTGCTGAACCCCGCGCCGGACGCATCCGTGAACAGTCCGTTCGTGGCGTTGTTGTTGGCCCGCGTCCAGGTGATGGAGGCATCCAGCGTGGCCGTCAGGAGGTTCAGGTCTAAACTAGGAGGAAGCCCCGGCACACCGGCCCATTGCGGTCCTGGCTTGAACTTCTGTAGGCCCGTGGGGCCGCCGATGGGGACGGGTTGCGCGTAGGCACCTGGCGCCAGGAGAGAGGCGCCGGCGGTCAACAGGGCGCGGCGTCGGTTCATGATTGTAACGCCATGCGGTTCTGGTAGAGTGACGGAGCGATGCAGCCTGGCCGGGCCACATCGCCCCTGACCATGATCCTTCGGAGGAGGAACGGATGGCTAAACGCACTATGCAAGATTTGACTGGCGAGCGATATGGCCGGTGGCTTGTGCTTGGATTTTCCCATAAGATCGAACGCAATCCATATTGGTTTTGCCGTTGTTATTGCGGCACCAAGAGGGCAATTTGCGGCGGCAATCTGAAGAACGGTCATTCTCTTGGATGTGGCTGCACGCGCATGGCCAATATGGCAGCGAGCGTCACTAAACACGGAGCCACACACGAAGGAAAGCGCCCTCCTGAATATACCGCTTGGATGAACATACGGAGAAGGTGTCATAGCCCTATAGCAAGTGATTATTCCAGATACGGAGGGAGAGGGATATCCGTTTGTGACGAATGGATAGACGACTTCTCTCGATTCTTTTTTGACATGGGTCCGCGTCCATCGTCCAGGCACTCGATAGAGCGCCTGGATAACGACGCTGGATATAGCAAGAGCAATTGCATCTGGGCAACCAGTCAGGTGCAAGCGAACAATAGGAGGAACACCATTTTCATCGTTCTCGACGGGGAGAAGATTTCGTTGCCTGACGCTTGTCGCAAGATGTCCGTCAACTATAATATGGTCAAGCGCCGCAGACTTCTTGGTTGGCCGCAACATCGATGGTTTGAACCACCCCGTCATTGGTAGCCATATCCAGAAAACGGATGTGCACTATCTGACGAGATCACCGACACCGCACCAGGACCAGCGGAGACAACGTAAGTCTGCCCTGGAACTACGCAAGTAGTGTCACCACTTGATGTAGTACCAGATGCGGCCCCTATAGTATTGATACACAAGTTGACTGTAGCGGATGGAGGGTTTTGTATCCATCCCCCTTCTGTTCTGTGCCCTGATGCTATGGCTGTAACAGCAACACCACCAGTCGTTACAGTCTTAACGTCTAGTGTTACTTCAGTCACCGCCGCCGTCAGCTTCCCTTGCGGATTGGCCTGAAGGATCACGGGCGTCTTCGTGGAGTTGGCACTGATCAGCGCGCTGACAACCTGACCATGAGCAGAGGCGACAGGCGGCACGCCGAGGTCGGTAAAATCGCCGAGCGCGTCCGCGCTTTTAAGGATGGTTTGTGCCGCGAACGCGCCTTGAGGCGTCGCGCCATTCGTATAGACAAACCGGAAGAACTGCGCCCGAGCGCCAGTATTGTAGATTTGTCCATGGTTCGGCGCCACGCCGGGCGTGAAGGATGAAACGGTCGTATCGACCCAGTTCGTGCCGTCCTGGCTGAATTGAAGCTGCACGCCGGTCGCCGCAGATGCCTGATCCGCGTCCACGATGACCTGGACCTGGGAATAGGGCAGCACCGAAACCGCCGTGCCGGTGAACGTGGCGTTGCCAGCGAGCGGCGCCGTGGTGCTGTTGGCGGCATTGAGGACGCCCGCTCCCAGTACCGTGATCGTGCCCCCCGTTCCGCTGCCACCCACGCAAACCAGTCCATTCTGATCCATGGAAGCCTGCGTCGAGCCGGTCGGCGGCTTCCAATCTCCGCAATTCACCACGCGAACATAACCGGTCTGCGCCTCCGCCCTCCCGATCAGTCCAATCGCCAACAGCGCGGCGAGCCATGTCAAACGCATCGGCGTGTTCCTTCTTGCACAATCAATCACCGTAAGCCGTCCAGTCGAAACCAACGGCCGTTGCATTGGCCACTGCCACGACAGCCGCGTTGAACCCCGAGGTCGTGACAGCCGATATGACAACGGAGACGGCACCGTTCGCCCCGGCGCCTCCCGTATTCGGCGTCGCCATGATCTTCGGCACCGTCAGGAATTGCGGGCTTCCCGGAAAATTAACGGTGGCCCCGGCGCTTACAAACAGCGCACCATAACCCACACTGGTCGTCTGTGTTGATGTCCCGCGTTGAATGCGAGGTTGAACGATCGTGGAAGGGCTAAGATTGCTGACATAAGTTGTTATACCTGGGCCAAAATATGCCAACGGCGCGATCAAGCCATCCTCACACGTATTGCTCACGGAAACACATGTGACACCGCCGCCGAGTGAGTGAAACACAACACCGGATATACTGAACCCAACCAGTCCATCAAGGAGGATGCCAATCCCGGCGGCGGTTATCCACATGGAACCGCCGGAGATACTTAGGTCGGTGATCCATCCCGCCTGCCCAAACGAGTTCAGGACAGACACCGCCTGCGGTGTGCCATTGAACTGACAACCCGTGATCTCGACAGAATGGAACGTGCCGTTGGGCGCCGCCTGCGCCAGATGGATCGAGGCGCCGCTCTGACCCTCAAGGCTACACCCGGTAATCAGCAGATCGCCCGTGGCCGCTGTCCCGTCCAGGAACATCGCAAAGCCATACAGCCCAGACAACATCTTGCATGTATCGACCTTCAGACCACCGCTACCAAGCATCTCGATCCCGACCCCGTTGACGCCGGACGCCTGAATGTAGCAGTTCGTGATGACGCTATCGCCCGCATCCGGATTGATGATGTTGCGGATTCGAATTCCGAAGGTCTGAAACAGCAAACACGTCACGTTGTCGATGTTGAGCGACTGTGCGTTCTCCGTGTCGATACATTCGTCCAGGGAAATCAGTTGCAGGTCACGGAAGATGCTCTCGCTGTTGATGCCGGAAGTTGGATTGACGAGAACGCCAGTCCCGCCAGTCACCGTGCCGCCGTTGATCGAAAACGAGGTGAACGTGACCGGCGCGTTCGTCGTGACGTTGAACGCGGTCAGATTGTTGGTCCCGAGTTTGATCACGCTCGCCGTCTTGCCGTTGCCCATGATGGTGATCAGGCCATGCACCACGAGCGGAATCGTGATCAGGTAGGTATCGGCGTTCAGGACGAGGATGCCGCCGCCGGTCGATATCACGAAATCGATCGCGGCCTGTAGCGACGCGCTATCATCCGTGACGCCATTGCCGGCCGCGCCGAAATCGGAGACGTTGGTGAAGGTGTTGGAGAGAGTGTTTTGTGTCGGCCCCCCGTAACTTGGAATTTGGTTGCCAAGGGCGTCCGTTACGACATAGAAATATGAACCAACGCCGTAGATGGCGGCCGAGCCATTGGCGTCGAGCACGATCGGGTAGCTGTTGGGCGTGGTCTCGTTCTCATCCTGCCAGGTGGTCTTTGGCGGCCCCCCGCCAGGCACCTGCGTATAGACCAGGCCGCCCGACAGCGGATTGCCGTTGGCGTCGAAAAAGTTACTCCGAGGAAGCGGTAGAAGGGCGGCGGCTGGCATTCAGGTCACTACCTCAGAATGTGGTTGACAATTTCATCGGAATGTAGGCAATGCTCCGCGCATGGCACCTGTCCCGCGTTCTTCGACCGACCGGCGATCGATCTCCCTGAAACCGCCGCAACTGGCGTGGTTGCGTCAGGAGGCCGCGCGATTGGGGATCAGCATCTCCGATGTCATCCGCCGGATCATTGACCACTACAGAGACACACCAAAGGAACCCACCCCATGAAGCCCCTCATCCTCGCCGCCGTTGCCGCGCTGTCCATCGGGAGCGCGAGCGCGCAACAGATCGCCTGCCGCACGGTCGGGAACTGGGCCCAATGCAGCAACGGGCAGTCGTTCCAGCAGAACGGAGCCTACATCTACAACCAGCAGCCCGCGTATCCGCAGCAACGGCACTGCGTCACGGTCGGAAATAGCACGGTCTGTTATTGAGATGGTCGCCCTCATCTGGGTTGGCGTCTTCCTGGCGCTGTTCTATCGGTGGCTCTGCGGCGGATGGTTCGCGCGGGTGCTGATGTGCATGTTGCTGGTGGTGACATTCGGCGTGGTTGGCATGTCCGCCAGCGGCAAGATGCTCGGCGACAATCCGGTGCAACTCTTGTTTGGTATCGCCGGCGGATTCGGAGGATGGATGGCTGGCAGCCTGCCGACCTGGTACTGGAGAGAACGGAACAAAAGTCTGGTGGCGGCGGAGAACCGAAACACACTCATGGCGTCCTCGAACCACGAAGTGCGGCCACTCCCTTATTATCGATATTGAGCAACCGATCCCGCAACTCACGCATAAGCATTTGCCGCCCTACTTCTTGCGCCGCCGCTGCTTTGGCGGCCTGCTGAGCCTCATATCCTTTCAACGCGCCACTGGCAGCGGCACCAGTCAGAGCGCCAGTCATCCCGCCACCACCCGCCGCCAGATCTGTCAGCATCCCCGCTCCGGTAGAGACAAGAGCATTGCCGACGTGCCCCGCTATCTTGCCCGTCATCGTGTTGGTCGCGAGGTTCTGGAAGGTATTGGAGCCGAGCGCCTTGCCAGCGGTTCTCGTATCGGCCTCCCGCTGCATCTGGTCGTGAATCCGTTGGAGCGCCTGCCGGTTTTCCTCCGTGACACTATCAGCGGGATGAAACTTATCGCCGGCCTGTTTTTTGGTGATGTCGTCAATCGTGGATCGCATGTTCCCGAGTGTCGGGTTGCCTTGTAAGTCGGTCAGCTTGCGCCCCTGAAAATACTTCATTTCATCGATACGCCGGGACAGATCGGCATACGTTGCCTGTGCGGCGTCGAACCCTGGCGTGGTACGGCTGATCTCGGCGGTGATCGCTTTGTCCACTTGGTCAAGTGCGCCAAGCGTGCGCCGGTCGGCTTTTCCTTCCGGTTTCAGCCTCGCTATGGTTTCATCGATATGATCGGTGATGCCCTTGAGTTGTTCCGGGTCCGTCTGGCCTTGTAGCTTCTTATGGATGTTCGCCAGTTCCGCCATGGCCGTGTCATTTTGTTTGAGCGGCGAATTCATCAGGTCTTCCACGGTCTTGATCGCTCCCGATGGATCAGCTTCGGTCTTGTTGGCCCACGCTTGTTTATACAGTGGATCGACGGTATCGGTTCTGTTTTTGACAGCGGCTTTCAGATCATCTTCCGTTCCGGCCATATCTCGCAATTTGCTCATTGCATTGGCCTTCAACGCATTTTCCTGCGTGGTGAAGGGAACCGGCGTATCCGAGTCCCTGACCGCTCGGTAGAGCGTCGCCAAACCGGAATTTCCCGTGATCGTCGGTAGCGCGCCTTCCGCGCCTGGAATTGGCTCTCTGTTCCCGATACTGGCGAAGTGGTTAATGATATCGTCCGCTCGTTTCGCCGCATCCGCCTGCGTTTTGATTTCGCCCTTCATGGGCGGCAACGCCTCAGGGATGTGACGGAACTCCTCGATCTGCTCCGGGGTCAGCCCATTCGGTATAACATCGTTCTTACCAACTGGCGACGGTTCTGTTTTGACCGGCACCACAGATGGCGCGGGTGACACAAGTGGGTTATCAGGGGCGCGTGGCACCGCTTCAGGCCCAGCGGAGAGTGAATTAGGAGGTTGCACGAGCGCCACACGCGGCCCGGCCAACGGCACACCCTCTGGTGATACCGGCGGCACACCTGCGCCTGGCGGCGGCAGAAACTCCGAACGAAGAGGCGCCCCTAGTCGTTCGTGAGCCTCGATTAGTTGTCTGGGAACTGCACTTCCTGGAGGTATGTAGGAAGGTGCCAGATCGGCCGGCGTCGGCAGTCCGATCAACGGTGAGGGGGGCGGGGCGATTGGTGGAACGGGCGGTGGCTCCGCCACGAGTGGATTACGATCAGTATTCAGTCTGGCTATCGGCCCGTAAGCCGTGCTGGCTGGAGAACGATTGAGGCCCGCGACATTGGCGAGCGCGGACGTGGCAAGCGGCGTAACTTGCCCATAAGCAGGACCGTAGGCCAGATCGAGCGCGCCTTGAGCCAGATCGCGAGCGAATCCCGGCATGGCGAAACGCAAGGCGCCGGTTTCATTGTCTCGCGCGAACGGAACAATATTCCCGTAGGTCGTGTTTGGTGCGGGCGCTAGATAGCCAGATGCCGTTCGATACTGTTCCGCGATCCTCCGTTGATCTTCATCCGGCGGCGCGGTCGCTGGAACATCCCACCCGGTATAATCCGCTCGCAACGGTTGCGGCGGTGGTTCAAGGGGCATCCCTTGACGCGGAACCAACTCCGTTCGTGGCGGCGGAGCGATCCGAACGACGGGAGCATCAAGTCCCCATCGCTGATGAAAATCAGGCGAAACAGTCGGGAGAGGCTCGGACTGGCTGGAACTGCCAGACGGTGGCCCGATCCCCCAACGCGCATTGAAACTGTCCTCGGCGGATGTGTCAGTGGCTTTTCGTGGAGATGCCACTTACTGCCCGCCACGTGGCGCGGAAAGCACGCCATTGCGTTCCGCGCGCTCAACGCCAGCCATGAACTCCATCCGTTTGCGTGTATTGTCTCCGAAACTGGCGAGAGTTTGCGAGCGTTCGGTCGGCGACATCTGGTCGAAAAGATACATACGCGGGTCGGTTTGGTTCTGGAACTCAGCCCGAAAGTTGTTCAGTTCAGCCGGCGGTCGTTTGCTCTTGATCCACGATTGTCCTTCATCCTGCTCCATACGGCGCAGTGAAATCAAACCTTTAAGGACGACTTTCGCCGCCTCATTTGAAATGCCAACGCTGGGATTTGCCGCGCCGGCCGCCGCCTGTCCTTCGTTGCTCCGTGTCGCCCCCGGTGCGCCAAGTTGTATTTGCGTGGTGTATTTTCTGGCTTCATCATAGGCGGCAACTTCATCTTTGGACAGAATTGGTGAAATATGAGACAATGCCCTTTGCAAGAGTTCTGGAGCGAATGTATTGATATATGAACTAACGCTCTGAAGTGTCTCTGATCCTTTTCCGGTTGGCGCCTTCGCCAGAGCATCTTGCGCGGCCAAAAGAGGATACATTTCGGACCTAAAACTGGCTACACGGTTCGCCATGTTCTGTGCAACAGGCGATTGATTCAACATATAGTCCCGAACACCCGGTTGACTCGATTTCGTCGATCCGCCTTGTCTCAGGATATTCAAGTCTGGCCCTTCCGATATGGAAGGCGGCGAAGAGCCTGGCGCGGCGGCGGGGATGATGCCAGATGGCACATCTGACATGACGCCGGACGGCAGGCCAAGACTGGCGACCTGCGTGCCCTGCGGACCGGCGGTGTCACCCGCATCGCTTCGAGGGCGCAAGGCGTCGAAGTGCATCGGGTCTCGATTGTGGGAGAAGTCACCGCCCCAACGCAATCCATATTTAGCCGCCAGTGATCGTGCGAGGTCAGGTGGTATTTCCCCTGGCGTGCCTACACGATTGTTCGAAGCGTTCACATCGATCGCGAAAGCGGATGCGTGCTGACTTGGTGTGTTTGTCCCCGCTACCACCGCGCCTGGACGATAGCTACTGACATCTTTGGGGTTGATCTTGTAGCCGGCGGCTTCAAGGTCCGCGACTAATCCCTGGAACTGCGGTGCAACGCTGGCGGCAACCGTAAACCGGGCACCACCAGGAGCCTGAACCTGTGCAAGCATCGGTGAGGTACCGCCCGCGTCGGAACGCTGACCTGGACGCGGCGGTTGCGGCGTTCCCCCAGGTTGTTGTCCAGGAGTATAGGTGGTTGGAGGTTGGCCTGTCGTTCCTGGATAAGGGAATGCCCCCTCCGGAACCTGAATGACCTTGCCGATATCGGCTTCGGATTTACCATACTGCTGGTAATTTTCACGGGTGATCTCAACATCCCGCAGTTGCTTGTTTTGCTGCGGCGACAATGTCTCCTGCGTAAACGATCCAGGCACGAAGCCGCCGCCCGCCCAGACGGGACGCCGCACACCAGCGATGATCCCCTGATTGGTGATTTGCTGATCTGGCGCGCCAATAACCGATCCGACCTCATTCCCTGGCGTCGCCAGATTTGGCGCAACCCAGGCCCCGAGTTGGCTCCGAAAGTTCGGCCCATCCGTCATTCCAGCCAACGCCGCTGATGGGTCGTGCATCGACATGCCGGCAGCCTCTAGCCGCCCCAGAACGGTCGTCGCGTCCGCCAGTGTCGGATTGGCGCCTTCCGCCAGGAGGGGCGCCAGTTGCAGCGCGGCCGCCTGTTTCCACGTCTTGAAAAGATCGGCCTTCCCGCCCGCGATGCGCTGCTGTTGCAACTCCATCGCGCCAGGAAAAAGCTGCGTTTGATTGATTTTGTTCTGAATATCCGCGAACTGCCCAACCGTCTGCAACGGGTTCGGCGGCGCAACACCGCGTCCTGCCTGCAACGCGATGGCGGGATCAAAGCCGGGGGACGATAGCGCGCCGCTCATTGTGGTGGCACTCCCTGCGGTGGCATCGTCGGTCCCGGTGGCGCCGCTGGCATGGCCTGCTGCGGCGCCTGTTGCGCGCCTTGAGCCTGTTGCAGCACGGCGGCCTTCATATGCACCACGGCGGACAGATTGGCGCTGTAGAGCGTCCGCAGCCACGGCCCTAGCTTGTCCGCGTCGGCCGGCATCTGCGTGATGAACTTGATCGCCTCGGATGGAGGCACCTTACCGTCCGCCGCCTCCTTGGCCGCGGCCTTGATCACATCCTTCGCCGTCACCTTGGGATTGGTCGCGAGCGAGCCGAGGATGGGCAGGATGTAGTCCAACTTCGCGATCTGCGCCGGAAGGTCGCCAGGGTCCATCTGCCCGACGTGCTGCCACATGCGCGCGTGGCCCATCGCCGGATGATCGGGTTGTGGCGCGGCGAGCGGTTGAGCGCCGGACATGAGAGGGTTGCTACCGGACATGATCTATGACATATTCCTCAATACCGCTATCGAGTACAGCATCGCCGCCGGTTTCCGCCAGTCGGGACTGGCGGTTTTGTTTTGCTGCCAATGGTTGCTACCGGACATGATGACCTATCAAAAAAAGCCCTGCCCAACGGCAGTTGTGTCTGAGCCAATCTGTGGCGTGCTGGTCCCACCAAATGCCAGCGGGGAATTAAACCCAGAACCACCGCTATTGTTGCTGGTTAGTAGCTTCTGGAACAGCAGCGTGTTCAGCGGCACATTGGCCGCCGTCTGCAATCCACCGGAGATCGCGTTCGCGCTCCCGACCGTTCCCGCCGCCTGCGAGGCCGCGGCGGACTGCAACGCGGCATTGCTCTGTCCCACCGACTGGAGGCTGTTCTGCCCGGTCTGATTGGAAGCGTTCTCCCCAAGATTCGTCAGATTAGCGAGCGGCCCTATCACGTTCTGTAAGTTGTTCTGAAAGATGCCCTGGTTCATCCCGTAGATGCCCTGGTTCATCTTGTAGATATTGGCCTGCGTGTTCAATGTGTTATCGGCAAGGCCCGTCGCGTAATTCGCGGCGCCCTTCAACGCCGCCCCACTGATCCCACGTCCTGCCGCCGCGTTGGAACTCGCCACGCCCTGCAATCCCTGACCAAGCGTGAACTGGTATCCTGGCGTAGCCCTGAGTGCTTCCGTCGTTGGATTGAACTGCGGAAATGGCGCCTGCGGGAACGTGAGCGAGTTGATCCCGTTCGCGGCCAAGAGGTTCGTTCCCGTTCCCCCGAGGCCGAGGCTGGCGAGCAGCGCGTCAACACCGGTCTGGCCGGCATCGCGGTATGGCGACAGATCGGAGCGGACCTGTGCTTGTTGCTGTTGCGCCGCGTCCGCCGCGCGGTTGGCCGCCGCCGCTTGCGTGTTGGCCGCGCTCTTGGCGGCACTGGACGAGATCAGCGATCCGCCGATGGCACCCACAGCGCCAACGCCGGCCGCGATGGCCGCGCCGAACGGCATCTATCCCTCCACCATGTTGTTCTCACTAGTGACCTCGATATCACCGGTTCGCGAGACGTTGTGAATGCAGAGGATCACGGTGTTGTCTTCCAATGTCAGGAATGTGTGCGGCCGGTTCGCCAGGATCGTGACCGTCGCCGGTGCCTTGAAAAGCCCACGGTTCATATCGCCTTCCCACAACCGCACGGAACCCGCCGCGATAACTGAGACATGAGAAAATGCGTGCTGATGCTGCGGGAGATACGTTTCGGCCTTCGGGATCAGATGCGACTTCACGAAAATGTCGTCTGTCACTGACAGGTCCGTGACGATCGGTTGCTCTGGATGACGCACGAACTCGGTCATTCGGTCCTCATGCTAACGATGGCGACGAGCCGATCCGTGTCTCCGTCATTGGAAACAGCGTGAGGCAACAAATTGTCGAAGGTCCACACATCGCCAGCGATCATGCGAACTGTCTCACTGTCGCATTCGCTTAAAGATGTTCCGGCGAGCGTCACATGGCACTTGCAATTATAAAAACAAGGCGCCCACGATCCCGCGTCAGAATGACGTTTGACCTCGCCACCGGGCCGCAACCGCGTAATCAGGATCGAGCCGAGTTCCACCGCCGCGACCTTGGCCATCAGACCGAACACCAGAGGCCGCAGCGATGGAAGTGCCTGCCACGCGGGCCAGAATACGTTGCGGTGCTCCTCCTGGAACGATTCAAGTCCCTCGATCTCATTGGCGGCGCGGTATCGCACCCATACTGATTGCGTGTCTCCGTGCGGCGTGCCTGGATAGGTCTCGCGGTGATCGTTGACTTCCCACAAGCCTGGATTACGCTGCAATTCCAGCAAGATCGACATCGTATCCACGCCGCGCGCAAGGCAGAGAAATTGGCTCACGCGGTCAACCCATAAGCCTGAAGCACCGCGATCACGTCCGCGAGCAACACCGGAGCCGCCGGCTGCGCTCCCGGGGCCGCGTGCCCCCAGACTCCAATCCCGCCCGCGAAGAGCGCCGTGCCGGTGAAGTGCGGCGAGGCCAACGGCGCTTTCAGCGCGTCCGCCGCGATGCGTGACGCCGTTTCCGTGGTAATCTCGCTCGTCAGCGTGGCTTCCGCCGCCGTGGCTCGCGCTGTTTCCGTAGCCACATCAGCCAATGCCGTGTTCGCCGTGGTCTGCGCCGTGGCGGCGTTGGCAACACCTGTGTTCGCCGTGGTCTGCGCGGCATTCGCATTGGCCAGCGCCGTGTTCGCGGTATCTTGCACGTCACCCGTGCCGATCCCGGCTAAACCACCCGTGCGCGCCATGACCTGAAGCGACCAATGGAACCACTCGCGGGACTGCTGCCCGGTGCTGATGTCAACGTAAGGCACCGCCGGGTTCGGCATTTTGCAGGCGTATTGCGTGACGGGGTTGGTGTTGCCGCTCATTTCTTCTTCGCGGCCTCGACACGCTTTTTGGCGACGCGCAAATGCGCTTCCTCGGTCTTCTTGTCGCGTGGCAGTGCCGGCGACGCGGCGGCGAGCCGCACGTTCGGGCGGTCGTCTTTGTCCGGTGGTTTTTTCATTGTCCTGTCCCTGTCGCGGCTGGTGGTTGTGCTGCCTTCAACTTCGCGACCTCCGCCTCAAGCTGAACGATCCTTGACGCAGCCTGAACCTCCCGCCCCACGCAGGCCAGAAGCACATTGCCCAGGGCAACCGGATCGGTTTGCTGCGCCAGCGCGGGCGTCGCGAGCATGCACGACAGCAGGATGATACGTTTCAGCAATGGACTACCAGGCCGCCAGCAGTCGCGAAAAGCGCGGTCGGCGCACCAGGAGCGCAGGTGACACCCACCGATGCCCCCACCCTGATCCCACCTGAGCCATCCACGGAAAACAGGTTGGTCGCGGCGGAGTTCTTCAGGGTGAACACCGTCGTCGCGGCGCTCGTGTCCGGTCCGGTGACCTGGGCGATCACACCAGACGCATTGAACACCACCTTGGAGTCGTTGAAAACGATCTGCCCCGCCGCTGATACGTCGAACAACCGGGACGCGGCGAGGTTCTTGACCGAGACCGGGAAAGTCGAGCCGCTGTTGTCCGGTGAAAGAAAGGCCGCGAGAACGCCAGTCGGGTGGGTTATGAAAACACCGCTACTGAGCGTTACCACCCCGGCATCGGTCGCATCGAACACGCGATCCAGCGCCAGGTTCTTGATCGCGAACGGGAATGTCAAGCCACTGTTATCCGGCCCCGCGACGGACAACCTGATGCCCGTGGGATTGACCGTCACCCCGGCGGCCACGAAGTTGACAATCCCCGCGTCCGTGAAAAACATGACCGGCGTGGCGATGCCGGCGATGGTGTTCTTGAAGATGAAAGGAACCGTCGCGCCGCTGT